TGCTGCCACTAAAATAGAATACTTAGAGTACAAACTGGACAGAGACTTCACTCGCCCCCAGTTCTACGAAGAATTTGAGGAGGGTGCTACCTTTCCACAGGTTCAACTTGATAACAAACACATAGGTGGATGCAAAGAGACATTGAGATACCTCCAAGAGAAGAAATTGATCTAGGAGAAATAAATAAAGGAGTAGAACTCTTGATGAGGAGTACAAATCCTCCCAACGAAAACCTAATTTGGAGAAAAAAAATGGAAGCAGCACTTATCACAATCGGTGTATGTACAGGCATTCTCGCTCTTTTTGTAGGAGGTATATTAGGTTATATTCTACGCACCTATATACATGACAACAATACCCAAGCATATACATATCATCCAGAAATGTTTGATGCTAATGGGCAATTAATCCCCGATGAAATTATCTCATTCCGAATCGACGGGGATGACAAAACTGAACTTGAAGATTAATTATGGCAAAACTACCTGACAATCCTTTAGTATCTGAACTCTTCAAAGCGGTTCATGGTAAGAAAGATAAGAAGGGAAAGGCAGACCTTCTTGCACAACATAAACGTGATGATGTCAAAGCACTATTGATATGGAACTTTGATAAACAAATTAGAAGTGCTATCCCAGAGGGAGAAGTACCCTATAAAAAGAATGAAGCACCCATCAACTCTGGTGGACACACACGTCTTGTTCATGAATGGAGAACTCTTTACAATTATGTAAGAGGTGGTAATGATAAAATTTCTCAGATGAAAAGAGAAACCATGTTCATTCAATTACTTGAAGGTTTGCATGAGTCCGAAGCAGAACTATTGATGCTAGTAAAAGATAAAAACCTACAATCAAAATACAGAATTACCAGAGCATTGGTAGAAGAAGTATTTGATGAGATCGTTTGGAGAGATAAGTAATGATTAGAGTACTTCATGAGAAGTGTGACAAAAAGTTAGCAGACAATCCCAAACTACCTTACAATGCATATCTCATAGAGTACAAGGAAGGTGAAGAGCACTTCTTTGACATCGCTATCGGAGATAAGGCAGTTGATCTCTTCGATCATTATTATGATAAGAGTAGCAAGTTTGTCAACATGGTTCAAGCAAAGGGTCTAGTCAATCCTAGAAATTGGGTGGAGAAAACCTCACAAAAAAAGTAAAGACTTGTTACAAATATGTGAGGAAATACTTGCATAAATATAATTGGTATGATATGATACCTATACGTTCATCCAATTATGCATGGTTTAGCACTATTAGCAGTTCTACTAGCAGGGCATGACTCCTATCATTGGGAGATGTCATGCACAGAGTGGAATCAAGCAAGGATTGAGATACTCAGCGATGAGAATCACATTCAAGATGCTAAAGAATATCTTATTGATTACTTTTATACAAAAGTAGATGAGGAACAGTGTGAACCTTGGAGCATTGGACGCAAGTAAGTCAACTCGGAACGGGTCGTTCATCCTACTAGGACGCAAAAGTTTACTGAAGGAACGGATCTAAAAAGTCCAACTACTTTAGGAGAAACCAAATGGCACAAGTCACATACCGTGGTGTCGTATATGACACTGATAGGAACAAAGCAAAGCAGACTAACAAGGTCGATCTAACTTACCGTGGTGTAAGACAAGAAAAAGAACTTACAAGTCTTAAGTGATTGAAACATTAGAGATATGTATAGCATCCGCTATCTTTCTCACAATCATAACTGCTGAAGTTCAGTTCCTATACGGAAAATAAATACAGGAGGGTTGCATCCCTCCTTTTTTTATGCTATTATATGTAAAAAAGTATGTGGAGTCCCGTCTGGATTTGGGAATCTGAGATTCCAAGCGATATATGTGATCAAATTATTGATTGCTCTGATAAAATTGAATATGAAAAAGGATTGACTCAATATAGTGATGATGGTAGGAAGGTGGATATAAAGTTTTTATTTGAAGAATTTAATTGGATAAATGCGTTAATTTGTGGATATGGTTTATTTGCTAATTGTAAAAATTTTAATTATGAACTATCAAAGTGTGATGTAGAGGGAGTGCAATTGTCTAGATATGGAGTTGGACAATTTTATAATAAACATATGGATTTCAACGGTGATCAAGAAACAAAATCACATACAAGGAAATTAAGTATGAGTGTTCAATTATCAGATGAAAATACTTATGATGGTGGTGATTTAATTATATACTTTGGTGGAAAACATTTTATATCACCTAGAGTTAAAGGATCGGTAATTGTTTTTGATAGTAGATTAACTCATGAAGTCACCCCTATAACTAGGGGAGAAAGATATTCATTAGTAAAATGGTTTCATGGTGATAAACCTTTAAGTTAACTTGACAATCATTTGATTTTTATGTAAAATAGTAAAAATTCTATTCATATGGACAGAACAAAACTCAAACTAATGGTTCGTAACTTAGAGTTATTAGTTGATGATATCAAAGCAGAGGTATTTTCTGACGTAGAATCTTATGTTAGTCCACCTCCAACAATTTCACAAGACTATGACGAAATATTAGAGGACGACGATGGCTACCCAGACTAGTAGAGCAAAAAGATTAATTAAGTTATTAGAGAGATTACTTAAAAAAGATTATCTCTATGATAAAGAACAACTTAAATTAATTAGAGAACAACTAAAAGTCGCTAAAAATGAATTAGCAAAAATTGAAGAACAAACATCAAAAGGATTTAAATGAACGTATCACTTATAAGTGTCTCTCCTGATGCAGAAAAACATATGGCATATTGTGCTCGTGTGAGTAACCCTAATAATCAGGATAATGAAAATTATGCAGGTCTACTTAGATATTGTATCAAACATCAACATTGGTCTATTTTTGAACAAGCATTTATGACTCTTGAGATTAATACTACAAGAGGACTTGCTGCTCAAATATTAAGACATCGTTCTTTTACATTTCAAGAGTTTAGTCAGCGATATGCTGATACAAATTTATTAGATACAAATATTCCTTTACCCGATTTAAGAAGACAAGATACAAAGAACCGTCAGAACAGTATTGATGATATTCCAGAGAAACAAACTAAATTTTTACAAGAGAGAATTAGACAATATTTTAATGAAGGTATGGATTTATATAATGAACTATTAAGAGAAGGGATTGCAAAAGAGTGTGCTAGATTTGTTCTACCATTAGCAACACCAACTCGCATTTATATGTCTGGTAGTGTTCGCTCTTGGGTTCATTACATTGATCTCCGTTCTGGACACGGAACACAGAAAGAACATATGGATATTGCAAATGCTTGCAAGTCTATCTTTACCGAACAGTTCCCAACTGTATCGGAGGCTTTGCAATGGGTCTAAATAGTACACATAACTTTATAATTATATGGCAACCTATCCTGTAGTTAATACTAAAACTGGTGAACAAAAAGAAGTGATGATGAGTATCATGGAGTGGGATCAGTGGTGTGCTGATAACCCAGATTGGTTGAGAGATTATTCTGATCCCTCTACAATGCCAGGTGTCGGTGAAGTAGGAGAATGGAAAGACAAGTTAAGAAAGACAAAACCAGGTTGGAATGATGTTTTACACAAAGCATCAAAATCACCAGGTTCAAGAGTAAAAAAACTTTAATCAAATGCCAAGAAAAAAGAAGACAAATGGGGATCAACCCATAGGTATCGGTTTAACTACAAAACAAATGAAACGTAAAAAACCGATTGGGAATACTTACCTTCTTGATATTGAACCTATCACAGATAATCAAAAAAAACTTTTTGATTCATATGCAGAGGATAAACACCTTGTCGCATATGGGACAGCGGGAACAGGTAAAACATTTATTACGTTATATAATGCTCTTGCTGATGTGCTTGATGAGACCACACCATACGAAAGAATATATCTTGTTCGCTCTTTAGTATCTACTCGTGAAATAGGTTTTTTGCCTGGTGATCATGAGGATAAAGCAGATATTTACCAAATACCATACAAGAATATGGTCAAATATATGTTTCAAATGCCAACTGATGCTGATTTTGAGATGCTATATGGTAATTTGAAAGCACAAGAGACAATAAAATTCTGGAGCACCTCTTTTATTAGAGGTACAACTTTAGATAATGCGATAATTATTGTTGATGAATTTCAAAATCTCAATTTTCACGAATTAGACTCTATTATCACTCGTGTTGGTGAAAATAGTCGTATTGTATTCTGTGGAGATGCAAGTCAAACTGATTTAGTCAAAACTAATGACAGGAATGGCATACATGATTTTCTTAACATCTTGCGTAAAATGCCATCTTTTGATATAATAGAGTTTGGTATTGATGATATAGTTCGTTCTGGACTAGTCAAAGAATATATTATTTCAAAACTTGAAGTTGGTCTTTAATGTATAAACATGTAGATATTGATCTTCCTAAGTTAAAAAGGGAAACGATTGATGGAGTTCGTTATTATTCTGTTCCCGATGAAGATGAATTAATTAAGTTAGTTTCAATTACATCTGTAACAAGTCACTTTAATAAAGAAATCTTTATTAATTGGAGAAAAAAGGTTGGAGAAGAAGAAGCTAATCGTATTACCAAAGCAGCCACGACTCGTGGAACTGATTTTCATACTCTTACTGAGCATCATTTACTAAATGACGAGAAACTTCCAAAAGTTCCTCCAATTTCTAATTTTTTGTTCAATGTTGCGAAAGAAAAAATTGGTAATATAAATAATATTTACGCTTTAGAGGGTTCTCTCTACAGTAAGCAACTAGGAATTGCTGGCACCGTTGATTGCGTTGCTGAGTATGAGGGAGAGTTGGCAATAATAGACTTTAAGACTTCAAAAAAACCTAAACCAAAAGACTGGATAGAACATTATTTTGTTCAGTGCATGGCATACGGTTGTATGTTATATGAATTAACTGGTATATCGATTAAAAAATTAGTAATTATTATGGCTTGTGAAAATGGAGAATGTGTCGTCTACGAAGAATACAACAAAGCAAAGTACATCAAACTGCTCGGAGAGTACATTAGGAAATTTGTTGCAGATAAACTGGAGCTCTATGGAACCAATCAATGAATTAGAGAAAGCTATTGAGAGTAAGTTTCTGACTCCTCAAAAATTTGCTATGGAAATTGAAAAAATTGTTGCCGAAGAAGAATTTAATTACATAGATGCGATATGTTACTATTGCGAAATTAACAATCTTGAGATAGAATCAGTAACGAAACTCATATCAAAATCTTTAAAGGAAAGATTGAAGTGGGATGCAACTCGTCTCAATTATATGAAAAAAACATCTAGAGCAAAATTACCTTTATAATGAAAAAGTCAGAACTGGTACATTGGAGACTTCAAGCGATGTTACGAGAGAACAGTTTCAGTGATCTCAAATATATTGGAGTCAAACCAGATAGTGTCGGAATCAACCAACACTGGTATAATATTAATGGTCATGAAGTCCCTGTGGACGCAATCGAAGAATTGGAATGTGAGGAAGTTGATGAAAGTGACACCATTTGAAACCTACCAAACATATCTTTCCGTAAAGAATCATTTTTCAAATCCGAAATATGATTATTTTAAATACGGTGGTAGGTCAAGAGCAAAGATAGCAGCATTTAATAAGAGAAAGGATAAGTATTGGTTTGAAAAAACATCAAGAAAATATCCAGATAAAGAAATTGTAGAGTTTCTTGTATCAAACTTTGTATCTGCTGATAATCCACAAAGTTTGTGGATAGGTGAGATCATGAACTCTGGTGAGAAAGTGTACTCTGAGTGGTCAAAAACTCAACAGAGTTTAGGGTATATTTTTAAAGATAAAATTACTGATTTATTAGACAATAATGATCTAGAGGAGTTGTTTGATTGTTCTAATGGTCATCCACTTCTGTTGAAGAAATATCTTGGTGGCGAACTTAACTTGGAGATACTTGTCATACTTGAACATATCTTTGGTTTTGTAAAAGACTTTGATAAGAAGTTGAATGATCCTGTGTGGGAAACCGTCAGTATGAAAATAAGGAAATATATTCCTTTCATAAATATAGATGTATTCCAATACAAGAAGGTTCTTAGAGAATTACTATGAGTGCTTTTTTTGACTCAGAAATCATCAAAGATGCTTTGGAGGATATCAATAAACTTCAAGAAGATGTTTATGGAAAACTCGTCCATTTTCATATGATGACTTATGATGAGCAAATAGATCATGTAAGCAAACTAACAGAATTGTTAGATAAGCAGCGTATCATGTATACTAGATTATCATTATCAGATGATCCAGATGCAGTTATTATGAAAGAAAGTTTGAACAAAACAGTTACCATGATGGGGTATCCCGAAGGAACTGATATTGCTATATTATTTCAAAATATGCATGCTACTATTGAAGCACTGAAAGAGTTTCTCGAAACATAAATAGCTAGTTACACTAGTTACTTTATGTATCATAAACACGATCAAATTTCAATCCACCGTAATCCACTCAGAGAATACTCAACACCTCTTAAAAGAGAAGAGTACAAAAGTCCCAAATATCATCAGATCCGCATTTATTTCAAATGCGAACGAAAAGTTGACTGACGAGGACTTTTCTGATATAATCTAAATATCCCCCGAATCCAAATTAATCCGAGGTAATCTAAATGTCATTCGCAGACTTAAAAAAACAATCCAAATTAGGTTCTTTGACCGCTAAATTAGTGAAGCAGGTCGAGAAGATGAATAATAATGGAGGCTCAGGCGATGAACGTCTATGGAAACTAGACGTTGATAAGTCAGGTAACGGTTATGCTGTTATCAGATTTCTACCTGCACCAAATGGTGAAGATTTACCATTTGTAAAATTATATTCACATGCCTTCCAAGGACCTGGTGGTTGGTATATTGAAAACTCTCTGACTTCACTAGGTCAGAAAGACCCAGTATCCGAATACAACACATCTTTGTGGAATAACGGTACAGATGCTGGAAAAGAGTTAGCAAGAAAGCAAAAGCGTAAACTAACTTACATTTCCAACATATATGTTGTGAAGGATCCTGCAAATCCAGATAATGAAGGGAAAGTATTCCTATTCAAGTATGGTAAGAAAATCTTTGATAAACTTACTGCTGCGATGCAACCTGAGTTTGAAGACGAAGAAGCAATCGACCCATTTGATTTCTGGCAGGGTGCTAACTTCAAGTTGAAGGCAAAGAATGTAGCAGGTTACAGAAACTACGATAGTTCTGAGTTTGCTGCACCTAGTCCTATCCTAGATGATGACGATGCTCTAGAAGCATTATGGAAGAAGCAGTTCTCCCTTGCTGAGTTGGTCGCTGCAGATCAGTTCAAGTCATATGAAGAATTGAAGAAGCGTCTTGGTTACGTTCTTGGAAATGCTGCACCTCGTCAAGATGCAGAAGTTGAAGATGAAGTAGAAATCATCGAGAGAGAAAGAGCAGAGCAAGTTGTTACTGCTGCAACCTCATCAAGTTCAGCACCAGTCACTGCTAGTGCAGATGCTGACGAAGAGGATACACTCTCATACTTCGCAAGACTTGCTGAAGAGTGAGATACAATCAACTCTGTCTAACGTTGTTAGTCATAGCAGCATATTTAAATTTACTACTTAAGTAAAAATAGACCGTAGAGAAATCTACGGTCTTTTAATTTGGATCTGTATTTCTTGTATTCTCAGTTCTTACTAGATTACCATTTATATATTGAGAAGATTTATCATAAGTCATAATCTTTCTTATATCAAGTAAGAATAAATTTTTATATGCAGGTCTGAGCACTGTAATATTTCTTTTA